CGGCTCATTTTTTGTTTAGATGGCGTACAGCAATGGTAGAATGGTATCATAGTGTGTATGAGAAAGCCAGAACAATAGAAGGAGCATCACAAAGGGTTCAAGAAGATACAATTAAATTTACCAGAATAATGGAAGGTTTAGGAACATCTTTAATTGAATCAGTTATGGTTTTGGTTCAATTTATTCCTATATTATTTGGATTGTCAATGGGTATTCCAATATTCTTTTTTGGTGAATGGGAATACGGATTGATTACAGGCGCGTTACTTTGGACATTAGGTGGTACTGCCTTTTTAATTGGATTGGGGTGGATATTACGACTAGTTGGTATAGAATATGATATACAAGCAAAAGAGGCCGCCTATAGAAAAATACTTGTTATTGCAGAAGATGATGGAACTGTTAGACCAAAGAAGATTGAAGAATTTTTCGATGATGTACGTAAGATTCACTTTTTAAGTTATTTACGTTATCTATATTTTAATATTGGTCGAATGGCATACTTACAAGCAAATGTATTATCAGCTTATGTATTCCTGGCACCAGCCATAGTTGCTGGAGTAATGACTCTAGGTGTAATGCAACAAATAATAAGAGCCTTTGGTAGAGTAGAGGGGTCAATGCAATACCTATTAAAAGCATGGCCTACTATTATTGAATTAATGAGTGTGTATAGGCGTTTAAGAGAATTTGAAGCAAAGTTAAATGAAAAAAATGTATAAACCTTTACCCTATTATCTTACGATAAGAGAATCAGAAATTGAAGGTTTGGGACTCTTTACGACAAGACATATTAATGAGGGTGAATTAATCGGAATTACACATCATGCAAATGAACGTGCAGAAGATGGGTGGGTTAGAACTCCTTTAGGTGGATTTGGTAATCATTCTGATGATCCTAATTGTTTCAAACTTTTAATGGATCCTGAAACTTTTTGGATTGGTGCTTTAAGAGATATTAAAGCGTGGGAAGAACTCACCTGGACATATACACTATATAGAGTAAGGAACCATCATGAAAAAAAAAGTAGGAAAACGTAAACGCAAAGGATGGAGAAAACGATCTCCACGATGTACATTATGTACTGCTATTCGATGGATGGGAAATATAAAAGGCAGACATCCAATGCGAGAATTGAAACAATTACAAAAAGAAAAATATGCCGATTTATGAATATAAATGTGACAAATGCAATTGTCTATGGGAAGAAATTCAGAAATTTTCTGATCCCACATTAACTATATGTAAGGGTTGTGAGGAAGAAGGAGGTGTTCATAAACTCATACCCGGACAAATGAATTTTATATTAAAAGGTGATGGATGGTTCAAGGATGGATATTCCACACCACGAGAAAATGAGGGTGCTGATGCTGGGGCGGCGCAGGTGACTACTGACCAGTAACCACATCGGCGGGTTTCGTCTTCCGTCAGCAGTAGAGTCGATAAAACGAGGACTCTTTGACTGTAGCACTCTCATCTTATAATATGTGCCTATGAAAAAAAAACACAGACAACTCTACGATTCGTGGAAATATAAATCGAGAAATTTTATGGAATTTAATAACCCTGTTTTCCAGGCCCTTTTGGGTTTGGTAATTTTTTACATTGGTCTGAAGATGTTCTCAGGTGGAATGAAATCAATGGGACATTTAGAACAACTAGAATGGTTTTTAGGAAATCCTTACTGGATGTTTTTCGGAGCAATTGTTTTTACTCTTCTTTGGCAATCATCATCTCTCACCACAACTGCTGTTATAGGACTTGTTGCTTCCGGCACATTACCTTTACCATCAGCAATTGCTGCAATACTAGGAGCAAATGTAGGAACAACAGGAACTATATGGATCGCGGGAATGTTGGTGAGTGATGGTATGCCCACAGGAATTACTAAACAAGTAGCTCTTGTTCATACAGGAGTGAATACAGTTATGGCAATCGCCTTACTTCCTTTTATCCAACCCATCGCAAAATTTATATCAAAATTCTAATTTACTAAATAGTTCTTTAGGACGGAAGGTTCTTTTTTCACATCAAGTCTGGAAGGGCTAATGAGTAAAATATTATGGTATGACTGGAAAGAAATGCGCAGAGATGTTAATACTCTCTGTAGATCGGTCACAATAGATAAGTATGATCCCAATGTGATTGTAGGCATTGCGAGGGGAGGCCTCCTTCCCGGAATTATGATGTCCCATTGGATGCACAAACCCTTCAAACCTATTATAGCCTCACTAAGAGATTTTCCTGAATGGGAAGATTATTTGCCCAGAACAACAGATAAACGTATTCTTATCGTAGATGATATTTGTGATTCAGGAAAAACTTTCGAAAAAATACACAAACACATTATTGAAAAACGAGATCAAATAGACAGAGAGAATCTTGAAGTTCGATTTGCAACTCTTTGGTGGAATAATGAATGTGATTTTGAACCTTATTATTATGTACAAGAGTGTGCAAAGGATTCAGAAAATATCTGGATCCATTTTCCTTGGGAGAATTGGTGGAATGCTCCCGTTTAACAATTAGCTATGGAAGGAGCTAAAAATGAAGAAATTATTTCTTTATTGGCCGTTAATTACCCTATTGGCACTAGGGATTACATTGGCAGGTGTTACTGCCGTAAAAGCCGGAGATGTTTCGGTTGGTTATGTTCTTGTGGGACCAAAAAATGATGGTGGATGGTCAATGCGACATTATCAAGGATTCAAATCCTTAGAAAAACATGGTTACAAAGTTTCTGGTGTAGAAATGGTACCAGAAGCAGAATCCACAAAAGTATTTCGTAAACTTGCAAGAAAACATGATATTGTTTTTGCAACTTCATTCGGTTACATGGATGGAATGGTAAAAGCCGCAGAAAAGGCGCCAGATACAATTTTCATGCACGCTACAGGTTACAAAGGTAACAAAACAAACATGGACAACTACGTTTGTCACTCATTTCAAGCACGATACCTCACAGGAATTGCAGCAGGAATGTTGACAAAGACAAATAAGATTGGTGTAGTTGGTTCACATCCAATACCTGAAATTATTCGTAATATTAATGCTCTAACCATTGGAGCTCAAACAGTAAATCCTGATGTTGAAGTTAATATTGTATGGATTAACTCATGGTTCGATCCACCTAAAGATATGGATGCGGCCAAAGCACTTCTAGAATCTGGAAATGATATTCTTTATACAACAACCGATTCTCCTAGTGTAGTTACTCTTGCACAACAAACATGGAAACAAAGTGGTAAAGAAGTTTGGAGTATGGGTAATGATGCGCCTATGGGAGATAACGGACCAGACCGATACATCACAGGAATGATGTTCAATTGGAATGTTCTTTACAAACATATCGTTGATCAACTTGCGTCTGGTAAGTTAAAAATGGGTCAAAGATGGAATTGGGGTTTGAAAGAGAATTGTGTTGGTTTATCGCCTTGGGGTATAAATGTTCCAGGTAAGGTTGTCAACAAAGTTGAGACAATCAGAATGAATTGGATTAATGATGAATTGGATGAATGGTATCCATTCTCTCAAGGAATTACGAAACAGGATGGTTCGACAATTTCTGCTGGTACTCTTAAAAGACCAGAATTGGAAACAATGCAGTACTTTGTAAAAGGTATCGCAAATAAATTTCCTACACAATAATGTGTGCGTATAAACAACCCTGTCCAATAGATGAGGGCTGGGAGGTTTATACTGAGATGGTTAAAGAACACTTAATGAGTGTCCATCCACATGCAACATGTCAAACACATAAGGACTGTCATTTAAATTCTTTTTATCCTGGCAAACAATATCGTGCTATGAAATTAAAAAGAAATGATGATGACATTCTTGTTATTGACAAAGAATAATAATATGGGGATGCCTCATGGATGAGAAATTTCCCCACCATAATAAAATGAAAGGATAATATGGAAGGCTTGTTTGAAAGTATTTTGACCGCGATAGCGGTTGTAATTAATGGTATTCCTCAAGGAATTTTAGCCTTGTCTTTTGGGTTTGCCGCTTTTCCTACTGCAATTGCATTTGTCATTGGTATTTTAGGATCAATAGCATTTGCATCAGTAGCAACTATTTCGTTTCAAGCAGAAACGATTACACTTGCCGGTACTTTAGGTAATAATATGAAAGAGAGGTTATCTCTCATATTTTGGGGTGCCGCATTATTGTTGATTCCGTCATTGCTAGGAATGAACGAAGCTCTTGTACAGTTTATCGGACCAATTGTTGTCACATCGATGATGTGTGGAGTTGGATTGATGCTTGCAAACGTGTCAATAGATTTGTTTAATTCAGAAAAATGGACAGGCATAGTCTCTATGATTAGTGCTTTGGCTGTTTGGTTTTGGACAAAAGATTTGGCATGGACTATTATTGCTTCAGTAATTATCTCTACTGGATTTTATATCCTACTCAAGACTAATGCAGAATTACGTGAAAAATTAGGAGTAGAAATAGAAGAGATTGAAGTAGATCATTCAAGAGAAAAATTCACAGTTGGAAATATTGAGTGGAAGTTTTGGACAAATCGGAATATTGTCTTAGGAGCATTATCTCTTGCTTGTTTGAATATTGGTGCAAATATCTCATTTGGTAAGATTACAGGATCTATTGCTGGTGCAAATACAAATATTGACCATTTAGCAATTTATTCAAGTCTTGCGGACATGGGATCTGCATTTTTTGGTGGTGGGCCGGTTGAGGCAATCATCTCCGGAACTGCTGCAGCTCCAATGCCTGTAGTTGCATCTTGTATTATGATGGGAATTATGGCGGTCATTCTTTTGACTAAATTACTTCCTGTTATTGGACAATATGTTCATCGTGCATCTATTGCCGGATTTCTTTTTGTTCTTGGAGTATTCGTTACTTTCATGACAAACATTAATGGTGCAATAGCTCAAGGTGGTGAATTTGCTGGCCCATACGGATTCGGTCCAATGGGAATGGTAATTGGTGCAACTGCCTTTGTAACTATGAAATGGAATCCCTTTTATGGATTAGTTGCGGGATTTGTAACACAACTAATTTTCATGGGAGCATAAATGGACACGTATACTCTTAACGTAGCAGGTCTACAACGAGAGTTACCCAAAGTTAAAATACATGACGAGCTGGCAATCGCCAGTTTTGTCATGTTTGGGGATACCGAGTTGATAGAGGCATGTGCAGAACAACTTGTTCTTCAAAATGGATTTCCTGCTAAAGATGAGATAGATATTTTATGTTGTCCTGAGGCTAAAGGAATACCTTTAATTCATGCAGTTGCCAGAATATTAGAAAAAAATTATGTAATCGCCCGAAAATCTATTAAGGGTTATATGTCAAATCCTGTGATAGAAAAAGTTCAATCTATCACAACGATAGGGGCACAGACTCTTGTACTTGATAAGAGTGATGTTGAAAAATTACAAGGAAAAAGAATTTGTATTATTGATGATGTTGTATCTACTGGTGGATCTCTTATAGGATTGGAAAATATGTTAAATAAACTCAATCATGGAGGTAATGTTGCTTCTGGAAATTGTGAAGTAATATGTAAGGCCGCAGTCTTATTGGAAGAAGCAGGATATGATAAAGATGATTTGATATATCTAGAAAAATTACCAATTTTTAAATTATAATGAAAGGACATTATGATAAATTATATTATTAATACTCTTAAAGCAATATTCAATAATGAGGGGATGAAAAAAGATTCTCCAAAAGAAGAGCCTGAAAGACCCCATTTACAGGGTATGACTAAAAAACAACTAGAAGAATACGGAAGAACAGTTGGTATTGAAGTTGATCGTAGACATAATAAGAAAAAAATAATAAAAACTCTACAGTCTTCATGGTAATAGATTTATTTCAATCAATTGATTTTAAATCACACTCTGGACTTGATCTTACTTGGAAAATTGAAATGGATGCACTTTCACATAAAGAATGGGAGTGTATTGTTCAAATGATTATAGAACTTTCTCCACCATTTAGAGAAGCAATCGGTATTCCTAGAGGTGGTAATTTATTAGGAAAGTTATTAAATAAACACGGTACAGGAAAAAAGGAACACCCAATCTGTATCGTTGATGATGTTCTTACTACAGGTGAATCGATGAATGAATTCAAAAGAAAAAGACAATGGAGAAATCCTACTGATTACATAGGATGGGTAGTATTTTCTAGAAGTCAGACACCACATTGGGTTAATGCTTTATTTCAAATGCCGTATAAAGACGAAAACGAAAATCTAATTACGATGATCGGCATGAAAGACTAAATAGTTTTTTATGGCTGCGGGGGTAGGATTCGAACCTACAGATTTTCTGCCAACAACAGATCGCGTTTGCCGGTTTCGCCACCCCGCAGTAAGTTTTTCTGCCCTTTTCGTTTGTTCTTCTAATGTAAGTTTTCCCAATTCACAGGCACCTTTATTTAATTCCTCAATAACTTTATAAATATCGTTTGGCTCATAAATCGGGATAATCTTTTTACACTTGATCATTTTTAACTATCAGACCAGCACGTTTCATTGCACTAATCATTCTAGTTACACCGATTCCACCTCCATATCTTGGCATGAAATCATGTGATAAAAATTCATCAAGTTCAGCTTCAACTCTTTCTTTACCGAATAGTTTAAATAGTAATTCAGCATAACCGCCTTCAGAGATAGTGTAAAATTGATTTCTCATTTCTTCAACATCGGTGCCACGTTCAGCACTACCAATAGTTTCCATGCCACCCATGATGACATCACATTTATTGGCAAGTTTGTGTTCTTTTTTCACATCCCAATCACCAAGTTTCATGTTCCAGAAAGGACTTGTAAATTGAGGAAAATGTGTTAGAAAAAATACATCTCCATATTCTTGATACATTTCTTCTTCATGGTGAGCATCTAATTCTGAACCAGTATATTTTGCGAGAACACTTTGATAAAAACCGCCGGGGAAATCTTCAGTATACATATTTTTTTCAATTCCGGCTTTGAATCCTAAATGTTTACAAAGATCGTTTTCCATTTGAAGAAGGTCTTCAAAATCGCCAGGAGCTTCAAATTCAAACATCGGAAAGATAAGTTCATGTCTACCTTCTGTTGGATTTTGTTCTTGTCGATACGAAGTTGATAAACAATAACATCCGTCTAGTTCAGGTCTTGTTAGTAGTTCATATTCTAACCACATTTGACCAGTTTGAGGAAGTGGCCAGATTTGTCCTGAATATTCGTATGTAGCAACAGTAGTTGGATCTTCACATGCTGCTAATATTGATAATCTGTTTTGGGTATGTACTTCTTGAAATCCTCTATCATCAAAAAAGGATCGTAGTTGGCGGGTTACTTCTGTGAAATCATAAGGTGATATAATTGAGCTCATTTCTCCTTTCTAAAAAAATAATCACTAGTGAGCTTTCAGTAGAGATTTCTTTTTATTTATAATTATTTGACTTTTCAGATTTTCGTGTTATAATGATTACATCATGAAAAAACTTGACTTAAAATCATTTGTTACAGACAATAAAGAATTAATCATTGACAAAGGTGATTGGCAGAAAATTAATGTCAATTATACTAAGTTGTATGAAGAATTGAATCCTCCTAATCCACTAGATGCTAAACCTAGTGAAGATAGAGCTAAAAAATTAAAAGAAGAGATACGCAAAGAAAAAACAAGGATTAAAGCAGCAATATCTGAAGCAATAGTAGGCCTGCCATTACCTTTACTTCCGATTACTGAAGAAGAAGCTAAAAAAGATTTCGAAAATTTAGTAGAATTTGAGACTAGATCATTATTGAGAAAAAATGATATTCATACTAAAGCCGAATATAAATACGAAGCTTCAAATTGGTATATAAGTAACAGTAATACTGGAAGAGAAGCTTCTAATTTTTTTCATCAAGAGGCGAGATTTGCCGCTAAGCACTGGAGATTTGATAGTCCATTAGAATCATGGACAATAAAACGAATACATCAAGAATTTTTAGAACCATTGTGGACTATGAAGATGGGTCAAGTAAATACTCTTATGTTAAGGCAATGTATAGTCTTACGAAAGTATTTGGCATCTCAATTTCCACCGGCAGTAGCAAAAGAACTTTATAATTTATTTGATGCGAAACATGTTTTTGATTTCTCTATGGGGTGGGGTGATCGACTGGCAGGATTTCATGCCTCAAATGCAGAAAGTTATTATGGTACAGACCCGAACATTGCAGTATTTAAGAATTATGAAAATCAAAATAAACTGTATGGTACAAATAAGAAAACTATTTTCAAAAATAGTCCCGCCGAAGATTTAGACTTGAGTGATTGTGAATTCGATATGATCTTTACTTCACCACCTTATTTTGATGTGGAACAATATTCTACCGATGAATCTCAATCGTGGCAAAGATATAAAAGTGAAGATGCGTGGTTAAATAATTTTCTATTTGCTACTATAGATAAATGTTGGAATAGTTTAGTTGATGGTGGTACATTGATTATCAATATTTCAGATATATTTAAAAATAAAGAATTCATAAAGATATGTGATCCAATGAATGATTATATAAGTAAATTACCAAAAGCACATTATACTGGATGTACAGGTCTGAGACTTTCAAAGCGGCCTAACAGTAAAAATGATAGACCAGAAGATGCATACAAAACATCAGTTGAACCAATATGGATATGGAAGAAAAACGACAAAAGAAAATTGGATCAAATAATTGATGAAGCCTCCCCACTCAACAAATTTTTCAAATAAATATCAAAAAAGACTTGACTTCTTGATCCACCTATGTTACCATGGTAGTGAAAGATGAGAAAAGATTCTCTTCTATTTAACAAATCTCAAATGAGAGAATATTATGAGAAATGAAACTGTAGAAGAATTTATCGCAAGAGGCGGTAAAATTTCAAAGAGTACAAAAGTCTTGGGTGAACCAAAGAAAACTGTTTCTGCCAACTATAAGGCAGGACATGGTAAACTCCGAGAGGGAAAAAATGGTTCTGGAAAAACTTCACGTTGTGAAGTACGTAGTACTAATCCCCTATCATCTGGTCAGTATGGCCGGTCTTGGATAAATAAATTTTAGATTAAATGGGGAGGCCGAGCAAGTGGCGAGCCCAACTGACTGTAAATCAGCCGGATAATTCCTGTGTCGGTTCAACTCCGACCCTCCCCACCAAAAAAAGTGAAAAAAAGACTTGACTTTTCATCCCAATTGTGCTATACTATAAGTATAGTTTAAATGAGTGGGGAATGTTCCCTAATTTTAATCCTAAAATAATAGATGATTATGACTAAAATTAAGACTAAAGAAGAATTTGTCGCTAGAATTCTCGCCAAGAGGGCAGAGAAAAAATTGAACGAATATGTAGAGAACGTTCTTGTAGATTTGACTGAGGAAGACCTTGAAGGAAAACTTGGAGAAGAAGATGAAATCTTTGACTTCAGGGTTACGGATAAGACCTAATAAAAAAAGTGAAAAAACTTTTAATAAACACTTGACTTTTTGACACATTCCGTGTTATAATATAATTAAACAATGAGAGAAAAACTTCTTTAAGAGAGAATTTATGAAAATGGAATTAGCCAATAAACAGTCAAAGTCAATTCTGGCGAAACTTCTCGCCACAGAAAACGTGACTGTTGAACACGGCAATTATAGTACAGCATCATTTGACGTAAAGAATCGTGTCCTCAGACTTCCAATTTGGAAAGAGATGAGCGGGAATCTTTACGATTTACTTGTGCTACACGAAGTTGGACACGCCTTATTCACTCCTGAAGAAGGCATGCACGATGCAAAAGGACATGGAAAAGGTTTCAAATCTTTTCTTAATGTTGTTGAAGATGCACGAATCGAGAGAAAGATTAAAGTTAAATATCCCGGTGGTCGCCGTTCTTTTATTGAAGGATATTCTAATTTGATGGAAAGAGATTTTTTCGGTATCAGAAATATGAATCTAGATTCTCTGGGTTTGATTGACAAGATTAATCTTCACTACAAAGTGGGAGATCATGTTGATCTTACTTTTACTGATGAAGAAAGTGTTTTTGTTGATAGAATTGATAAAGCAAATACTTGGAAAGAAGTTGTC